TATAATTGAATTCCTTCGATTACAAACTTCGCAGGTTTTCTCTTTTTACACCAACTGATTACATATGAAATGAATTCTCGATAAGCATTCAAGAAGTCTTCTCCCCTTGGTTTCTCTTCCATGTTTTTATATTTTGGGTGAGATTGTAAAAAGTCATAACAAGCTGGAACATGCTCGCGAAGATTTTCTTCTTCAATCCTCTTATCAAAATACCATTCCAAAATATCCAACTCAATATAATCTTCACACTTGTATTTCGAAGCTAATTGCTTTGCAAGTGTTGTCTTTCCACTTCCAGAGAATCCAGTAATCAAAATAATATTACTTTTACCAGATTCAAATTTATCCATATTTATATAAAGATCTTTTCGATCAAATACCACGTTCTCTTCAAATAATTCAACAGAATCAAATGGATCTTCTATCACAGATTCCTCCATGATTTTATCGTCCTTCGTTAATTTCGAACGAAGCTTCATCCAATAATCCGATTTGTTCTTTGTATTTCCATATCCGATAATAACAAACCCATGTTTCTTATATAGGTTTAGTGCAACTTCATTGTCTTTAAAAACAACCAAGTCATACCCATGATATTTCTTTATAGCATCATCTACGAGTTTATCACTAAGACCATATCCTCTATATCTTTTTATTACTGTAAGAGGCATGATAAAACCAGGGGATTTACTTTTCTCATTATTGACAAAGATATATCCTGCTAAGCAATCTTTATCAACATCAATTACGATTTCCCCGTTACTGTATTTATCGATATACCATCTATAATTTCTGCAATAAGCATTTTCTTTTAAATATCTCTTTGCATCTCCGGTATTTACATCAAGGAATTTAAAATTCCCTCCGGATTTCTTTTTGAAGTTTGGATCCAGCTTTGATTTATCACCAGATTCAAGAAGAGGTTTCATATTCATATTATTTCCCTCATTTCTTTAGACTTTAAAAATCTGTTTTTAAGGGGTAAAAAGAAGAGATGCCGAAGCATCTCTTCTTAAATAAACGCAATGTATTATGAATTATTACGAGCACCAATCTGTGTGTAAGACGGAGTAACCTTCTCAAGGGTCTCTTTATCGAGTGTCTGTGATGTTGCACTTGCATCAGAGTTGCTGATCTTTGTACGATATGTAAGATCACCCTGACTGACAATCTGACCATTGGCAGGATTGTAACCTGTGCTAGTTGCGAAACGGCCGCTCTTTGAATCGAGACCTGTGTAGAACTCAAGAGAGTTAACCATAATCTGATTCTGCTTCAGAAGAAGCGCTGCCTTCTCGTTGACATCGATACCATGATACGGTGTGCAGGTAAACTCAAGATCAAGCTCGACCTTATCGTGTTCTCCAGCACTTGAATCAAAATGCTGAATCGGTACGGCCTTCGGGATACAGTTTGCAAACATAACAGCGTACTCAACCTTCATACCGGTTCTGTCTGTTACCACATAGATAAACTCTGCGGTCTCGTTTGCCTGTGAGTAAGCAAGGTCACCAGATGCGATCAGTCCATTGTAATGAGCTAATCCACCATTCTCATCTGCGATACCATTGATCCAAGTACTATGAATCTCACGGATTGGAGATCCGGAGAACTCAAATACCTTAATGGTAAAGCTGTTCATACCATTCTTCGATACAGTCGGAATGGTAAAGGTTTTTCCTGAATAACCACCGGTGATATCGGTTGTATCCAACTCAAGGTTAGATAATCCAGAAACACCCATATTGCCATACTCAAGAATATGTCTGTAAGCATCGAACCTTGAGGTTCCTTTGCTTACTTCGTAATATTTCTTTACGAATGCCGGCTCTCTTACCATGAATAAACGGTAGAAGCCAGTTACGAGTGGATCATAACTTGCCAGCACGTCATGTGTGACATTAAGACCACCCATCATCAAGGAGTATTTTGTGATATCAGTTGCGTTAAACTGATTTGCACCGCTCTGAATTGATATAGGCATTTATCTCATCTCCTTTCTTTTATTCTTCATCATCGTCGTCTGCCTGATACTCGCGCTCATTCACATCGATCTCGATAAGTGTAATCTTTGATCTCTGTGCGAATGTAACTGCCGCATAAACATGCGTGATGTTACGACGCTGCTCATAAGCGTTAGACTTGTACTGGATATCCAAAGTTTCAAAGTACGTGCCAACCATGTAGCTGTACTTGTCAACCAGATAATCACGGAACTCGGAACGAAGTTTCGGAGTTGTGATCTTGTTTCTGTTTACGCGAACCTCATCCTCAAGAATTCTCTTAAGTCTGAAGATTGCGATAACGTTCGGCTCCTCAAGGAGCTCGCTGTCGCTGTGAACATACATGGACTGAGTTGCACGAATGAACGTATCGTCTCCGACATCCTCGAAGTAGTTGATACGAGCATCGTAAAGCTCCTGCTTAAGATCAGTCTCGTTCTCAGCGATTGCCGGATGCAGGGAATTCTTAACATGACCAGAAAGAGTCATTACATCACCGGTTCTATCTGCGATCTCTCCATAGTTTGCACGGATGCTTGCATCTGTACCAGCCAAGAAATAGGTCGAAGTTACGGCGATTCTCTTTCCAGTTGCTGCCTCTTTGATGTAATACCAATGGGTATTTACAGAAACCGGCCAAGTGTCTGAGAAGTTCTCAAACTCATCAACCAGGTCATCCAGAGGAGCGAAATCTGCTTCCATTGTATTAATATCGATGCTACCGAGTTCCTCGGTAAGTCCAGTATCCAGATAGATCGGACCAGCTGCACGATACATTCCAAGTCTTGCCAGCTGAACTTTTACATCCATGCTGTAATTCGCATCAAAGAGAGCCAGAGACTCTACACGACGCGGTGCAAGAATCATCTTGTCAAATTTGCCGGTAAATGCTTTAATATAAGCAGCATCAACAGCAGCCTGAACGGTTGCAGTATCACTGCCAGCAAAAGCACCATCGCTACCACCAGCAAGGCTATTTCCAGCGATGTCATCTACAACAGCAAGTGATGTTGCTGTGTAAGCGGCTGCATCATAGTCATCAGCTTCGGTATCTACATCACCATCAAGTGGCTGTGTAAATGTGATGTATGGCTCACTCGGAGTCACACGAACGCGCTGCTGCTTTACAGCCAGACCATAGAACGGGTCGAACTCGTCAACATCCGGAACGGTTACAGCTTCTGTCGGATTATTCTCAAGGATCTTAGCACAGAATGCAGCATAAGCAGCATAGAGCTTCTCGAAGTTTGCTTCATATGCATGAATGTCAGCATAGAGCGTTGCTTCACTTGCATCCTCGATCACATCGTTGATGAAAATGGTATCTGATACCTTTCCAGAACTTACCATTGAGCCGATCTTTGTGTTAACTACAGTAGCACCATCGGTAACATCGATGATCTCGAAGCGGTATACCTTGATACCATACTCCTTCTCATAATCATCATCAGCAACGATTCTCCAGCGGAGATTCTTGCCATAGTCACCACGGCCAATTGCCGTAAATAAAACGAGAGGAATTTGAGTGTATCCCTCATCGTCCTGGTAAACGCCATCGACTGCAGCACCATCGGTGTTTTCTGCATACTCGATAAGGAGATCACGGTCACCAAGAATCTTTGTCATTCCTGCTACACCGGTTGTCTCGTCAGAATCTACAGTAATATTCTTTGTTGTAAATTTGATGCGGAAAGCTTTGTTTTCAACATCTTCTTTGTACCATAAGGAAAGAACACTGTTTGCATACAGGGCATCATCTGCCGTTACACGCATACTCCAAACTACAGTATTAGACTGTGAAAGGATAACGCCAGGCATTAAGTGTGCCTGACCATACTTGCGGTAATTTGTTTTACCAAACATGGCTGTCCAGTTCTTGGATGATGTGATTTTTACGAACTTACGGTCAATTCCACGCTCTGCTGCAAATACAGACAGATACGGATATACGACAGTGCTCGAGCTTACATCCGATAACGCCCCTGAGGTATTGTCATTTATATAAGTTTCCTCATGAGGAAATGTGTTCTTTGGAACAATCTGAACTAAAGACGGCATATATCTCTACCTCCTTTTTAAAGTCTTTAATTTTCTTAATATATTTGTTTCAATGAAGAAATCACGAAAGCCTGAAATTACCCTGTGATTTAAACTTAAGTTTCACTTATATATTATTTATTTAGGTATATGAGATAAACGTGTACCAAACGAGAAAGGAGAAAGAGACATGATAAAAAGAAAACTTTTTAGGTCACCAGGTATGTTTGAAGAAATGACAAAACCTGATGACAAGTACCGACCTTCCACTATCATAAAAATCCGATTGGACGATACATCCATCATGGAGAGTAAAGATGTTGATGCTAGTGATACTGATGAGTATAAAAATCTTATAAAGCGAGCAGCATTGCTTCGGCTACTCTCTATCAGTAGATCTGTCACAATGGCAGTGGTTGAAAAGTATGCAATTATTGAGATGGATATCCACAATAGCGAGTTGGTCAAAGATTATGCTACAGCTGCTGAAAAGAGATCTGTACTTCATTGCATTCAGGAATCATCTAATGGGAATATCCTGGTGCAATTCTTCCAGCATAAATATGAAGGGGATGATTTAGTAACTCGATTTATCGGGCATGACAAACCAAAGATTTTCTTTAGAAATAAGACATTGAGGTTTAGTGAGG